CAGGACAAAGTGGAAGTGGTCAGAGTGTCTTATATTGGACTGTCCCTATGGACGCTCCTAGCACATTATATTATCAATGCACCCAACACGCATTGATGAATGGCACAATCACAGTTGTAGGTTAATTTATAAATGGCAAGAGAAATTCCTGGATCTGGTGCTGTAATCAAACCAATCTTCAACGAAGTATATGGTGTAAGAGCAGTAAAGGTTATTGAAGGGGGATCTGATATACATCATCCGACCCCCCAAGATTGACCGTGACGGGATGTGGTACTCCTGTCGAAGAGGCATTGCTATACCCGATCATTGACGATGACTCTGGTCAGATTATTCACGTTAGAGTTTTAGAGCAGGGTAGGGGTTATGATCCTTTAAGACTCTCAATTTTACCTACACAAGAAACGCCAAACGTAGTAGATTCTTTCGACATCAAAAGAATTTGGCAAGTAACTCCAAATTCAAATACACAAGTAGCATTTACTGTTTCTGGTGGCAATCTAACAGATAGATTAACAATTGTCAGTGACAATCATCCTAAACCCGCAGACATTCCTGGAGAAAGACAACCTGGGGGTGGTGACTTAGAGGATAGGACTTTTAACCAATCCTTCATTTACAGGGGAGGTAAAGATGTACCGACAACAGACAATAGACCTTCTCAATTAGATAAGGTTGTTGGCATAATGGCAAATGGTGGACTTCTTCATACACCAGAATGGGGTGTGGATGGAAATGCACCAATTAACTTCAATATTGATACTGTAAAATATCCTTATGTAAAGTCAAATGATGAATTTGATGCGGTTGTAGAAAATGGTATATATTATTATCAGTCTTCTCGTTTGATTGAGCAGTTTGCTAAACGAAACGCTGTATTTGAAAATGGATTTTTAAGACCTTTTGTTTGGGATATCAAAGTAGAATTGGATAACATACTTGTTATTCCATCCGAGATTAACCAACTTCAGGGTAATATTGAAGAGGGTAGAAATGTAGTTAGTGTTGTTGGTAATAAAACCGCAGAAATTGCAAAGGTAATTAGAAATGGTAACTTAATTACCGCAATTTATCTGAGAAATGTGCAAGGCACTTTTGCTGAAGATGATGTAATTTTAGGATCTAATGGATTTACATTCAAAATCAGTGCCGCACCAACAGTATTCCCCAATGGTATTTTCTATATAAATTTCCGTGAAGAGGCACCAGAATTTGGCAATTTCCAACCAAACACTTGGTATCTTTCCCCACAGAATATTCGTGTACCTAGAAATTATCTAATTATTTGGAATCAGTCCGATCCATCAAATGTTGGACATCCAATGCAATTTAGCACCACACCAGATGGTTTGCTAAATGGTGGTCAGTTGTATCTTGATACAAATCAAAATCCTCCTGCGCCCGCAGCAGATTATGAAAACGAGTATCAACCACTATTCATAATGAATCCTGGCGAGACTCGCAGGATTTATTATTATTGTAAAAACCATAGATACATGTCTGGATCTAATGGTTATGAAGGTTACATGGAATTGAGCACCGTTGTTGACAACGATCCTCTTCCAAACAATTACTACATTACCGATTATTACACTGATGGTAGTAGTATCGACTATTCTCGCCATGCGAATGGACATTCAAAGATTTTGGGAATGTCTTATGATGGATATCCAATTTACGGACCTTATGGGTATAACGGCGCTGGATCTATAGCAAGACTTTCATCATCATTCCGTTTAAGAGTCGGTGATGAAATTGTTGGTACTAGACCTAAGGTTACAACTCCTGGTGTCGTAAATTATACAGTTACTGTATCTAATAATAAGTTTTATATTAATGGATCTGAAACTACATTTTTAAATCTCGATAGAGGCAAGACATATATTTTCAATCAAGATGATGCTTCAAATGTGCCAGATATTCTTCTTTTCAGCGAGACGGAAGATGGGTGGCATGGTGGCACAGTTGGATTGCCAGAGTTTGTCTATTCCGAAGGAGTTACTTATCACTTAGATGGTGTTGAAGTAACATATAATCAATATCAACAAGGATTTGCTATTGCATCTCAACGGGAGCTCAGAATTACACCAAGAGTTAATTCCCCAAGACTGCTATACATCTTCTCATTTAATGATACTAATTATGGATTTAGAAGTGTCCAAGATGGATATTTATTGGGAGATTTCATCCAAGACTATATTTACGATGATCAAGTCGGTGATCTTGATGCATTTAATGGTAAGTTTGCTGTTACTCCAGAATATCCAAATGGGACATATGCATACTTTATGTCAACGGATTCTAGTAACAATCCAGTTTATCCATATGTAATTGGTCCTGAATTTTACGGCACTCCAGTTTTTGAAGGCGATGAATTACCACCTTCAACTACAGAGTTTCCCTCTGGTGCAGAAGGTGAAGTAATTCTCAATGCAGATGGATCTGTAAACTATGTGAAGATGACCAAGACTGGTGATGGATACTTTGGTCAAGCACAAGCAAAGATTCTTGGTGGTGAAGGATCTGGAGCAATTGTAAGTCCTATCGTACAAACGGTTACTGGTCTAACTCTCTTAAATGCTGGTAGAGATTTTGCAACACCACCAACCCTAATTTTTGAAGGTGGTGGTAACGGTCAGGGTGCCAAAGGCGCTGCTGAAATTGACACTGGTGGTAGAATTACTAGAATTGATGTTGTTAATCCTGGGGAATTCTATGAGACTCCTCCATATATTTTAATAACTGGTGGTGGTGGATCTGGTGCCAAGGCAGTTGCGAGAATTGATCAGGGAGAAGTCGTTGGTATTGATGTTATTGAGGAAGGTAGAGGTTATGTCAATCCCCCAACCATTATCTTCAACAAACTGGTTAATTTAAAGAGAAGAGTCAATGCAAGACAGGCAAATAACTCAAGACCTGCATATCTAACTGGTCTTTTAAAATCTTTGAATTCTAGTGAAGATACTATTTACGTTGATTCTACCGATGCATTCCCTGGATCTGGTGAATTATTGATTAATAATGAGATTATTAGATACGCATCTAAGAGTAGAGAAAGATTTACTGGTGTCACTAGAGGTATTAACTTCAATTACGATCAACGTGTAGTCCTTGATGATTCTCAGGTTGATCAAGACGGTATTTCTCTATACAATTTTAGTGTAGGTGACCGAGTAATTAGAAGAGTTGAAAATGCAACTAGTAAAATTGCAAAGGTCTATGATTGGAATCCAAACAATCGAGAGTTGCTTGTCACATTTGAAGTTGACGAATTGGCATTCATTGATGGTGGTATTCCTTCAACAGAAGATGCTGTCGTCCAGTTTGATGCTGGTGTTTCTACTAGTGCAGCTGCTGGGTATGATCCACATATAATTCTTCCGTCAAATACAGAATCTATTGCATTATTAACCGACCCAATTTCAACATTAAATAATTCGGCATTCCAAGATCAAAACGTTGAAGATCCTGATAATCCTGGCACATTTATTGGGGATGGTATTCCCGATCTAGTAAATACAGGCACAGATTTTGAAAACCAGATTAATCTTGATGGTGGTATTTACAGTTCGCTTTATGGTATCGAAGAAACTGTTGGTGGACAAAATACCACGCTATTCCAAGTTGGCGATAGTATTAAAGATGCCTCGCTACCATTTAAATATGCAACAATTGTTGAAGCGGGTCAATTATCTGAAGGTCGTCCTCAAGAAGCATTAGTTAGAATTTATGTGGATGGAAACTTTAGTAATGGTGGAAACTATAGTGTGAATGAAATTGTTACTGGTGATATTTCTGGTGTTACAGGAACCGTTGTTTCCTGGGATCCCACTAATGGAATACTTACCGTCAATAACATAACTCCATATAATACAGGCAATGTTAATGTTGGTGTTGCTGGACTTCTTTATAAATTCTCTGAAGATAGCACAATTGTTGACTACATTGTCCTGAATCCTGGATCCGATTATTCTGCTGTACCTACTATTACCGTAGAAAATGCTGGTGACATTCTAGCAACTGCAACAGCAGTTATGACAACGGCAGGCGACCAAGTATTATCGGTTACTGTTAATAATGGTGGATATGGATACCGACAATATGTCGATCCAACATATAACTCCAAACCAACTGTTACTGTAACTAATGACCCTTCGGATACAACAGGATCTGGAGCGGAAATTCAAGCAGTTGTTGGTGGTGAAAGGATTAATGGAAATGCTGGAGCATCTTACAGAATCAAGAGAATTGAATATTCGACAATTATTAGGTCCGAATAACCTTCATAAATAAACATTAGGACTGATAAAACCCAAGCACCCCCTAACAAATGGCAGCGTTACTTACTGATCAATTTAGGATTTTCTCTGCGAGAAAATTTATTAAGGCACTAGAGGGTCCAGTTGCAACTCAGAGCGATGATGCAGCAGGAGAAACTAGAGATCGCCTTTATATTTTTATTGGCAGACCACAATCGTGGGATGATGAAAATTCTCCCCCTCAAGCAGTTGACTCTTTCTTAGAGTTTTCTGGATCTTATGATGACATGATCTCATTGAAGCGTGTCCTGGCTGCTGATACGGTGCAAGTTGTAAGGAGAATTGATTGGGTTTCTCCTGAGCAAACTACTGGTGGTTTGGGTTTCACCTATGACATGTATCGTCATGATTACTCTCCCAGTAAGACCGCTTCCTCTGGTGCTACTAAACTATATGACTCCGACTTTTACGTCGTAAACTCTCAGTATCAGGTTTACAAGTGCATCTACAACGGCACTTCTCCTTCTGATCCTAATGGCAAACCATCAACTGTCGAGCCAACAGGCACGTCTACTTCTATCATCACTACTGGAGATGGTTATCGTTGGAAGTATCTATAC